CCTGGTCGGGGTGCTGATGTTCGTGCCCGCGTGGCTCGCACACCTCATCTGAAAACGAAGAACCGCCGCCCGGGGCAACGGACGGCGGAACCAACAAGGAAAGGACAAGTCAGATGTCCAACAACACAACCGGCAGCGGGTCTAGCGCCCCAGCCTACCAGCAGAGGACATTTCTCCCTGCTCGGAGGCTGTTCTCATGACATGGACCGCTGAACGCGCCCGCGTCGCGTCCCTCACCCGCTCCCGCACACCCGACGACCCCGACCTCATCGAGGCGCGCCGCAATCTCAAGGCCGCCCGTCTCGAGGAACACATCGCGAAGGTCGTCGCGTCTGCTCCCCCGCTCACCACAGCGCAACGGGTCAAGCTGGCCGCAATCCTCCGCGGCGGTGCCGCTTGAACGTCGAAACCCCCGCAGTGCGGGGGCTCGAGAATCCTGCTGGGCGGCGGGGTCGGTCAGATTCTACCGTGAGGTTCCGACCCTCGGAGATACTCGGCTGCATCCGTGCCGACCTGACCACGCCGGACGACGGCGAACGGTTCGCGTCGGGGGAAGTGAACCGGAGGATCTACCGCGCCGTAGTCGGCATCGACGCCAGCATGGTGCTGCAACTCGCTGTGAGCACCAGAACCCCGGCCATCAGCCTCACCATTCCGGCGGGTGTGCGGGTGCAGATCGTCGCGCCCGACGTGCGCACGCTGCGCATGTGGCTCGACGCGCTCTCGGAGGCGACACGATGACCAACGCCTATGACAGCGTCCCGTTCGGCGCGATCGATCCGGACGCCTATGACCCGGACGGCCGGCCCGTCTCGGGTGACGGGGAAGAGCACTCCGGGCAGGTGCGTATGGCGTACCGGCTCGCGAGAAGCCACCGTGACCGGCTGATCCACGTCCACGGCATCGGATGGATGCACTGGGATGGGCGACGCTGGGCCACAGACCATTCCGGTCACGCTCGGCGCGCGGTCCTCGAGGTACTCAAGACCGCACTCACGGACTCGCTTGGCGACAAGCAGCTCCGGCAAGACGTCACCAAGTGCGAGTCCGCGGGCGGGATCGAGGGTGTCCTCAGCATCGCCGCCGCACTGGTCGAGTTCGCGGTCACCGTCGACGACCTCGACGCTGACCCGCACCTGTTGAACTGCGCAAACGGGACACTCGACCTGAGAACACGCTCCCTACGCGCTCACAGCCCCGCTGACAGGCTCACACGGGTCACGACGGGCGCCTACAGCGCGATCGCGGATTCGCCCGTCTGGGACGCGTTCCTAGCACAGGTGCTCCCCGACGACGACGAACGCGCGTACCTGCAACGCGTTGTCGGACAGGCCGTCTACGGGCGGGTCAGGGAACACCTGTTCCCCGTTCTGATCGGCACCGGCGCCAACGGGAAGGGCACCGCATACGGGGCGATGGTGCACGCGCTCGGCGACTATGCGACCGTGATCAACCCCGACATGCTGATGACCCGTGAACGCGGCGGCATCGGCGGTCCGGAGATGATGACGCTGCTCGGCGCGAGGCTCGTCATCGGGTCCGAGACCGAGGAAGGGCGCAAGCTCGACGAGGCGACGATGAAACGCCTCACGGGTGGTGACAAGCTCACCGCGCGCAACCTCTACCAGCCGCCCGTGACATGGTGGCCGTCACACCAGCTCGTGTACGTGACGAACGCGCTCCCGAAGGTCAAGGGCAATGACCCCGCTGCATGGCGCCGCATCCGCGTCGTCCCGTTCGACGTCGTCATCTCCCCTGAGGACCGTGACCCGCAGCTGACGGAGACGCTGCAACTGCACGCTGACGCCGTCCTGTCGTGGATCATCTCCGGCCATTTCGACTACGAAGACGGCGGCGGGATGCGGGAGCCCGCATCCGTGCTCCACGCGACCGACGCGTACAAGGCGGACTCGGACGCCGTCGCCAGATTCATCGACGACCGATGCGTCGTGCTCAGGAACGTGTCAGCGCGGACCCGGCAACTGTTCGCCGCCTGGCAGTCGTGGCAGATCTCGGACGGCGCGGAACGGCTCTCGGAGAAGGCCTTCGGCTCTGAGCTCGACCGGCTCGGATTCGAGGCGAGGAAGACGCCCGCGGGGATGCTCCGAGAGGGCATCGGGCTCGCCGTCGACGACGAATCGGAGGCACCACATGCAGGGTGATGCAGGGTCTATGACAACTCTACGCGTACGCGCATATGGGGAAAGTTTGCATTCACCCTGCATCACCCTGCATGACTCGACGAAACTCGCTGATCGCGGGTGCTTTTCGCATCCCGCGCCTATCGCGCGGCGGTCCGGGTGGGCGGGGAAGTACTACCCCCGCAGCGATACAGAGAACGACGACCCCACCCAGGAAGGATCCACCCAGCCATGACCATCACACATGACTCGTTCGGGGGCGACAGCCTCGACGACTCGCCCCTGTCCCGCGTCGACCAGAACGAGCTCGACAGCCGGGAGCCCGTCCGGGCGATCGAGCTGTACGACCGCATCGCCCGCAAGAGCGAGCGCCGCGACCGCGCCATCAGCATCATGCTCGCGAAGCTCGTCGTCTACCCGGCCGAGCGGGAACCATGGATCCGCGACTACTGGCGCGACAGCCCCGAAAGCGAACGCATCATCGCCCGCAAGCTGCTCGAGCTCGTCCACCTCGCACTCACCACGAACGACCGCGGTGAGCTCCTCGCCGGGCTCGCAATGCTCGCGGCGCAACCTCTCGACAAGGACACACCCACCGACCCCGACGGCGGCCAACGTCCCTGACCTGCTATCGTTGCTACCAGATCGACGCGCTCGCGCCACGATGCCGCTCCACGGACCGAGCATCAGCCCGACTGACCGTCCGACTGGTACCCACCATTCGTCGACGCCAGAAAGGGCATCCACGTGACCATGAATTGGCCGCAGCTGATCGAACAGCAGCGCGACACCGTCAACAACATCCGCATGGAGCGCAACGTCTCCATGCGCCAGCTCGACCAGCTCCGCCTCGAGCAGGCCCCCGACCCGCAGCAAATCGAATCCGTTCGCGCAGCGATCGCCCGCGCTAGCGACCGCCTGCGCCGACACGAGGAAGAGCTCGAGACGTACCTGCGCCTGCAGGGCGAAGACGCCGAGTACGACCGGCGGGCCCTGGAGCGTCACCCGGGCGCCCAAGCGCCGCACGACGGCCGCGAATTCAGCTTCGCCGGCGGCGGCAACGCGCACACGCAGAGCCGCTCCCGCACCTACAACGAGGGCAACAAGCAGGAGTTCCTCCGCGACCTGTACGCATTCAGCGTCGGCCGTGCCGGCGGCTCCGTGCAGGCCCGTCTCGACAAGCATGAGCAGGAAGCCCGCGCCGCCGGCCAGTACCGCGAAGAGCGCGCGATGACCTCCCCGGCGTTCGCCGGCGTCATCCCGCCGCAGTACCTGATCGACCAGTACGCGCTCGTCGCCCGCAGCGGCCGCCCCGTCGCGAACGTCGTCCAGCGCCTCCCGCTGCCCGCCTCGGGCATGTCGCTGATCATCCCGAGGGGCACCACGGGCGCGGCCGTCGGGCAGCAGACGGCGGAGAACACGGCCCTCACCACGCAGGACGAGGCGTGGAACAACGTCACCGTCCCCGTCGTCACCGCGGGCGGCTACAACGACGTCTCCCGCCAGTCGCTCGAGCGTGGTGGCATCGTCGATGAGATCGTCTTCGGCGACCTCATCGGCGCGTACGCCGCGAACCTCGACCAGCAGGTCATCTCCGGGACGGGCGCGTCCGGGCAGGCGCTCGGCATCTTCAACACCGCCGGCATCAACCAGGCGTCCGCGTACACCGCAGCGGTCACCGCGGCCAGCCTCAACCTGAAGCTCTCCGGAGCGATGAACCTCGTCGAGACGACCCGCCTCCTCGCACCCAACATCATCCTCATGCACACGCGCCGGTGGAACTGGCTGCTCAACCAGAACGACAGCCAGGGACGGCCCCTCATCACCCCGACCATCGCCGGGCCGATCAACGCCCTCGGCGTCACCGGCGCACCCGTCGACAACAACCTCATCCAGCCCGCCGGCACCCTCCTCAACATGCCCGTCATCACCGACGTCAACATGCCCACCGGCATCGGCACCGGACCCGAGGACCAGGCCGCCGTGATCCGCCGCGAGGATCTCCTCCTCTGGGAGGACCCCGCCGCACCGTTCACGCTCAGCTTCGAGCAGCCCGTCGGCCAGAACCTCTCCGTCCGCCTCGTCGCGTACGGGTACTTCGCGTTCACCGCGGGCCGTTTCCCGACCGCGGTCGGCGTCACCGGCGGCAACTCCGCCGCCGGTTTCGGCCAGGTCGCACCGACGTTCTAAGACCATGACCGACCGCATCGCACTCGCGGCGCATGCACGAGCGGAGGTGGTCCGTCAGAGGACGGACCGCCCCCGCCAGCGCTCCGCCGGCGGCTACGCCTTCAGCTCGCAGATCGACGACTCGGACGGCTACGTCCACTTCGTCGGCCTCGCGAGCGCGTACAACACCCCGTACGAGATGTACGACGAGTTCGGCCCGTACACCGAGATCGTCATGCCCGGCGCCGGCGCTCGCAGCCTCGCACGCCCGAATCTCGACGTGACGCTCAACATCGGCCACGACCAGATGCGGAAGCTCGCCCGGACGACGAATGGGTCGCTGAAGCTCAGCGAGACGTCGGAAGGCCTCACCGTCGACGCACCCCAGCTCGACCTGAACGACCCCGACGTCGCGTACATCGTGCCCAAGTTGCGGAGCGGACTCATCACCGAGATGAGCTTCGCGTTCCGCGACATGGTCGGCGTGTGGTCCGATGACTTCACCACCTACCGGATGACCAGCTACGAGCTGCACCGTGGTGACGTGGCTCTCGTCGGGTACGGGGCAAACCCGCACACCAGCGCGAACCTGCGATCGGGCCGCGAGCTCATCAGCCTCGAGGAGATCGAGATCCTCGACTACCTGTAGAACCTCGCGTCAACCTCACCGCCGGTCCGGGCTTCCAGCGGACACAGCGGACAGGATGGCAGAGGATCCTTTCGCCACCTCACCAGCGCCAGCACCACGGCCGTGCTCACCCACAGGCGGGGTGAGCACGGCCGACCCACGAGCCCCACCCCAGCGCCCCAACGGGACGCCCACCGTAGCACCGCACGACGACAGCCACCCCAGGCCCGGCCTCGGCCCGGAGCGCGCGGCAAAATCGATGACC